TACGAGGTGAAGCCGGTTCTTCTGTAGATATTACTTTAGGTTCTAGCGATACAGATATTATAATTTCAGGTTCAACATTTAATATAGATCCAGATGCAAATTTTGCAGGAATTATTAACGCTAGTAATAAATTAATATTTACTGGTACTTCCGGTTATATACTATTTGATCGCGAACCATCAGGTGATACAGGTGCTTACGAAGGTACTACATCTATTCCTTTATTAAAAATAGATAAAGGTGGTGTAGAAAAAACAATACTAGAAAGAGTTTCACAAGAAGGTGGTATACTTTTAGGAGCTGATGATTCTGTTATAATAGCTGGTGGAGATACTAGAAGTACTTTAAGAGCTAATCTTAACGAAAGCGCTGAAAATGTCATTCTTGCTTCTGAAAGTGGTTTTCATGCATATGGTTTTCCTGATAATATGTCTGGAGGCTGGTCTGATAGACAAGAGTTTAGATTTTATACTGGAGGTACCGATACTAGTTTAAACGGTCTATGGATAGGTGACGGAGGAAACTCCCAATTTATGGATTTAAGTAGAAACTTAAAAAATATTGGAACGATAAATTCTGGAGCGATAACTACATCTGGTATATTATCTTTAAACGCTGGAGGTGCCTTAGTTAGAAAATATGTGAGCACTTGGACAAACGCGACTACACATGATTTAGTATATCAAGGTTGGAACACAAATACAGATGATTACATATATTTAAAATCACCTGGTAACAGTACAACAAACCACGGTATAGCTTTTATTGGAGATAATGTTATTGCTTTAGGTAGAACTGATGTAGAAACTGGAGCTCCTGAGCTAACATCAGCTACGGCACCAATATCTGAAAACTGGTTTGTTTTAAACAGCACGAGTGCAACCTTTTCAGGTAATATTAATCTTCCTACAGCAAAATTTTTAAGATTTTTATCTGAAGCTTCAAATTCAAATGCAACTGTGTTGTTTGGAAATACATCTGGCACAGGTGGTACTTTAAACTTTAAAAGAAACTCAGACAGTGCTTTAATTCTTACATTAAATGGTGATAAAAGTGCAACTTTTGCAGGAGATGTAACATTCAATGGAGATTTAATTATCGGAAATACTGCACAAGACCCAAAAGATATAATAATAAACCAGATAGGTGCTTCAACTTCAGAAAATACATCTCTAATGCTTGATGGTAACGGGGTAGTGGTTGTTAGAAATCTAGGTTCGAATGCATTTAATTCTACAACTATTCCTACTGATCATGGAGACCATGCTGGTTTATATTTACCAATTGGAGGAGGTACATTAACCGGTGACTTACACATATCAAACAATGCCGCACCAGCTGATGATTTAACATTGTTAACTTTACAAAACGGAAATTCAACAGGAGATATTGCTACTCCGAATACTTTTATAGATTTTGAATTTAAAGATTCTAATGCTAATGTTGTTCCTCAAGCAAGAATAGGTGCTCACGCAGGAGATGGTGGAGATGCAGATAGTCAAGTTAAAGAAGGTAAAGGTTATTTAACTTTTCATACAAGCGATACTACTGCAACCAGTGGAACAGTTGCTCCACCAGAAAGGGTTAGGATTGCTCATAACGGTAACGTAGGAATAGATAAGCCTAATCCTAATCATAAATTAGACATAAATCAAGGAGAATTAAGGATATCAAATAATCAGCTAGACCCGAAAATCATTCTACAAGGCGCTGACATGGGAAGACGTTGGGTCTTAAGTCAAGATGAAGAAGATAATATTGGTAGTACAGGTTTCTATATAGCAGAAGGAAGTACTGTTGATGCAAATGATGCACTACTGTATTTAACACCATCCGGTAACGTAGGTATTGGAACAACTGGTCCATCACAAAAATTAGAAGTTGCTGTAACCGATACTGTAGCCCTTGCCGCTCAACCAGCAGAACCTCTATTTGTAAGCAATGCAGGAACGTCTGTGGACGGTAGGGTACTAATTTCTGTTAAACACACCACAATTAATACCGCATCAGCAATAGGAGCAGGACTTAAAATGACCGCCGGTGCAGTTACCTCAGGAACTCCATCATACTTTGATTCACTTATATTCTTAGAATCTGCAGCACCGGGAAGTGATACAGTACATTCAGCCCCAAAAGCAATTAAATTTTATGTAGACAACCACGGTACCGGAGCAGGAGACGGAACAAGTTATAACGCATTAGGAGATTTAGCAATGACCATTGCAGAATCTGCCAATGTAGGTATAGCTACAGACACCCCTGATTATAAATTAGAAGTAAATGGAGCTTTAGGAGTAGCAAGACTAAGTGGTATTATTTTTGCTGGAAGCGCTGGAACAGGTACTGGAAATAAAATATACGGCGATACTTCTAATAACTTTATTATTAATACTGCTGCTACCTCTGCACCATATTCATCTAATGAAAGATTGCGTATTTTAAGCTCAAATGGTAACGTGGGTATTGGAGCAACTAATCCTAGTGCTAAACTTGAAGTAAATGGAGATATTGCTCTTAGTGGTAATAATAAAGTCTACTCGGAAGAGGATACATTAACATTAATGGCTGGCGGTACGAGTGGAACATACGTAACTGTTGATGATGCTGTTGGAGGTGTGGGTGTTGGAATAACTAGTCCTGGTTACGCATTAGATGTAGGTGGGACAATTAGAGGTGTGCAGTATTTAAGATTAGCAGACACAGGTGGAACAAATAGATTTAATATTAGAGCAACGTCTACTTTCGGGACGCTTGACATGGGTGCGCTTACTTTTAACTATATAGCTAATGCTCATTTATTTTTAAGAGGAGCTAGCGAAGTAATGCGTATACACTCTAATAGTAACGTTGGTATTGGTACGACTAATCCTCAAAAGAAGCTTCATGTTTCAAGTGGTGACCAATTAACAGCAAGAATAAGATTATCTAATACAAACACAGCCAGCGGAGGCGATAATATAGAGTTAGTAGCTGGAGTGCACAATGTTACTCAAGATGGATTTAGTATATACAACGCTTCAGGTGGTGCAACTCAATTTGTTATCCAAGGAGGTGGCAACGTTGGTATTGGGGTTACTAGTCCTAGTGCTAAACTTGAAGTAGGCGGGACTACTACAACACAAAATTTAGCATTTAAAAAACCAACAGCAGATAATCAATTTAGAGGAGAAATAGTAACATTTGGATCACAATCAGGAATTGCACAAGGAGATATAGTAGCATATAATAGCTCAGGACAGTGGGTAAAAGCACAGGCTAATTCTGGTACAACTAGTAAAAACCTACTAGGAGTCGCAATGGGTACAACCGCTTCAGCAGGAATACTACTGAGAGGATTTGTTAGAGATGCATCTTTTGGAGCACAGACTGTTAACAAAGGTCAACACCTATATTTAAGCACAAGTACTTCAGGAGATTACCAAACAGCAGTTCCGTCTACTACAGGTCATATAGCTAGAATAATAGGATATTCAGTAGACCCGGCTGTTGAGATGATATACTTCTGCCCAGATAACACATTTGTTGAAATAGCATAAAAATAAAAAAATGGCTACAAAAAAAGATTTCGTATACGACTCAGGATTTAAAGAGAGAACTCTTAGTTTTAAAGAGGATAAAATAGTTTTTTCTAAAGATGGTGAAACTTATCAGGTAATGATGGATTGGGAAAGGCCAATCATGAAAAGATCGGCTGAATGGGTTACTAGCGGAGGAAAAGCACAAAGCGTATTAGAGATAGGTTACGGCATGGGTATAGCAGCATCATTTATTCAAGGATACCAACCAGACCAGCATACAATAATAGAATTACACCCAAATATAGTAGAACGAGCAGAAGGATATGCTAACCAAAGAAATAAGTACTATAGTAGGTCTAAAGCAACAGCTCATAAAAGAGTAACTATATTGGGAGGTAAAGACTGGTATACTGAATTTCAAAAAGAATTTGGTAAATCAGGACTACAACAATTTGATGCTATTTTTATAGACACATATAATGATAACAATTTATATAAGTTAAAAGAGTATACTACTAAAATGCTTAATAAAGGAGGTAGAATGACTTGGTGGAACCCCATGGAGGATAGACTACCAGACCCTGATATAAGAAAAGCAAGAGGAATAGAGTATGAAGTTATTAAAATGAGCGACCATAAAATTATAATCCCTACTAATAATTACCACAATACAAATGTATATTACATGCCAATGTATATAAGACAGTAAAGTTATGCCAACAATTCCTACATCTAGACAAGGCGATGTTGCCACTTTGAAAAATCAGCTTGATTCTACAGGATATACCTGGGCTGATACCAGAAATGCTGCAACTGCAACAGGCCCAAACCCAATCCAACCACAGACAACAGCTCCTAGAGCTTATAAAATAACAGGCGGTAGAGGAAACTACTGGGTTATTCAAAGACCAGTATTCGGATTCGACTTTTCAGGAGTTTCTGGGACTATTACCTCTATGACTTTAAAGTTATACAAAGGCACCACCTCATCAGTTATGTCTAATATAATTGTAGTAAAAAATTCAAATACATGGTCACCTCTTCCTGCAGCCGATGATTATGACGTAGACCTTAGCACAGCATACTCCAGTACCTTTGCTCTTAATTCAGCAGGTGGGTTAGGTGATCTTAAATCTGTGACTCTTAATTCAACAGCAATGTCAGATGCTGTAGGTAATAGTGACTTTAATATATCAGTTGTTGATAAAAATAACGATTATGATAACGTAGCTCCAACAGGAATAACTTTAGGACAGGCTACATTTTATTTATATGATGTAAATTACTATCCAAGAATAGAATATACAGTACAAACTGGGTACGGGCAAATTGTAAATGGTGTAATAGCAGCTAATATAAATAAAGTTATAAATATAGGTAAAGTAGATATATTAAGAATAATAGATACCCCAGCTGCATCAAACTTTACTTTAGCAGGAGTAACAGGAGAAGATGATAGTGTAGATGTTACATCTTTAATAAACGGAACAACATCACCAGCTAGTATACAACCTTTTGTAGATCCATCAGGTACAAGACTTTACATTCCGGAGTATAACAATAAAAAGATACGTCAGCTCAGTATGTCATCAGCAAATGACTTATCTTCTACTATATCTAATGTAGGAGTAAGCTCTGCATTGGCAAACTCTTTTACTGATTTTCAAATGTCATCTGATGGTACTAAAGCTTTTATTTTGTATAACAGTAGTGTTACTCAATATAATTTAAGTACCGCTTGGGATATTACTACAATGGCAACTATAGGAACATCTATCAATATACTGGTGCCATCTGGTGGATTTACTAGAGCAATGCACTTTACCCCAGACGGTACAGAATTAATAGTAATGACAATAGATAGTTCTCCTAATCAAATTAATCTAATAAAATACCCTCTATCTACTGCATTTACCTTTAGTTCTGCAGGATCGCCAACAACTAGTGATATTACATCAACAGGACCTTCTAGCTCAGCAGCATCAAATGGACTTTTTGTACTCGAAGACGCAGGTACAATCCATTATGTAGTAGTAAGTTCCGGTAACGATGATACTCGATATGAAGACGGTATTTTAAATGCAGATTTTGCAGAGCAAACTAGTATGGTATACGCACCTAATGTATCCTGTGAGTACACTGGTAACTATATGTATAGCTTAAAAAGAACTGGAGCTACTAATAACTATACATGGACATTATATCAACATTTAACTAATATATAGAAGAGTTGGTAGTTGAAATTATTTTTACGATATTTATATAAACAGAAGTAAAATAAAGTTTAATTTTGAATAAAATACAAATATGAACACGTACGATTGGGATTGTAAAACAGTAGATGTACATCCTTCCGAAGGAGGACAGACAAACGTTATTTATAACGTACATTGGAGAGTAACAGCAACATCTGATGCTGTAGATGCAAACGACAACGCATTTAATGCAACTAATATTGGTACACAAACTCTACAATTTGACTCAGAAAACGACTTTACAGCATTTGACGATCTTACACACGCTACGATTATAGAATGGGTAAAAGCAGCAATGGGAGAAGAGGAAGTAAATGTAATCCAAGGAGGATTAGATTCACAAATCACAGAATTACAAACTCCAACTTCAGTTACTTTAACAGTAGCAGACGGAGAATACCAAAAAACTAAAAAAAAGTTGTAGAACTAAATTATAGTTCTTATATTATAGAATATATATATAATTTAATCGATTAATTAAAAGTAAAAAATGGCAAATCAAAAGTTATCAAAAGAAGAATTAGGACAGATTGAAGAAATTCAAAAAAAAATCCAAGCAGTAAAAGCTGAATTAGGAAATGTAGGTTTAGCAGAAATAGACCTAAAAACACGTAAAGCTAATATCGAGCAGTTTCTTTCAGAAACACAAGAGCAAGAATCTAAGTTGGTTAAGGAACTAGAAGAAAAATACGGCAAAGGTTCTATCAATCTACAGGAAGGAGAATTCATTCCAGCAGAAGAAGTAAAAGAAGAAGAAGTAGTAACTACAGTAGAATAAAATCAACTGTTATTAGAGGTTTTTAAAATGGGAAGGTTTTGCACCTTCCCTTCCTATTTATATACAAATAACTACCTGTACAATACAGGGACGGTTTACAAAATAAGCTGATATTTATAAAAGACATTTAAATAAACTTCATTAAACATGGCAGAAACAATTATCTCTCCAGGTGTATTCACAAGAGAAAATGACATTTCATTTATTCAACCAGCCCCTGTAGCAGCAGGAGCAGCTATTATAGGCCCAACAGCAAAAGGACCGGTAGAAATTCCTACATTAGTTACATCATACGGTGACTATGTAAGAAAATTCGGAACTACATTTGCTTCAGGTTCTAACTCTTATGAATTCTTAACTTCAATCGCAGTTAAAAATTATTTTCAACAAGGTGGTAATTCAGTATTAGTTTCCAGAGTAATCACAGGATCATTTGATCCTGCAAGATCTACTAGAATATCTAATACTACAACTACTACTGGAGATGCTACAGCAACAGGTAACAAAGTACTTACTGTAGCACCAGTAGCAGGACAAGAATTCCAAGTAGTAGATGCCTCTACTAATATTACTTATAATTTTACGGGTATTACTAATGGAGCAGTCTTACCAGATCAAGATGTTGAAAACTTTAACTTCTTCTTCGATGTAGGAACTGATGTTGAATCATTTATAGATAATCTTGGAGCAGTAGTAAATTCTGCACCAGTTTCAGCAGTAATACCTTTCGATGTAGATTTAGGAGCAGCAGCAACAACTTTAAAAATAGATGCATCAGTAGCTGGAACTCCTGGTAACTCACTTACTATTAGTAGTGGATCAGCCGCAGGAGGAGACCCAGTATCAGGAAATATATTTACTTTAGCAGGAGGTACCGATACTACAACAGCTACAGCAGATTCATTTATTTTACATACTTTAGGAAAAGGAGAAATATACAATAACGCTATAGATGCTACAACTATTCAAGAAAATAGCGATAGCTCTTTAGTAACTGGTTCTTCAGATAATATTAGATGGGAAATATCTAACGTTAATTCAGACTTAGGAACTTTTAGTTTAAGTGTTCGTCAAGGTGATGATAGTTTAAAAAATAAAATAGTATTAGAAACGTTTAACGATCTTTCTTTAGATCCTAATTCTCCTAACTATATAGAAAGTGTAATAGGAAACCAACATAAATTACTATCTACTGATGGTGATGGTTCTAAATATATCGCTACACATAAAGAATATGTCAATAAATCAAACTACATTAGAGTAGCAGCAGTAAATACTCCTACATTAGATTACTTATCTACGGATGGAGTAACAGTTAACACAGACGCACAAGGAGTAAGTTATGCTAGTTCTCTTCCAATAGCACAATCAGGTTCATTCTACGATGCTGCAGGAGCTTTATATGCATCAGATAGACAAGCTAAATTCTTTGGAGAGATAGATAGTATAGATACACAAGGATTAACACCTGGTTGTTATTCAGATGTAATATCAGTATTAGAGAATAGTGATGACTATATTTTCAATATCATCTCTGCACCAGGATTAGCTTATAGACTAACCGGACACAGTACAGAAATCGACAGTATTATCTCATTAGCAGAAACTAGAGGAGATTGTATCTCAGTAATAGACTTAGTTGACTATTTGGTAACTGGAGAATCAACTGTAACAGGACAAGCAGCATTACTTAACAGTTCTTATGCAGCTTCTTACTGGCCATGGCTACAAACTCAGGCTGCTACAGGTAAAAACGAATGGGTACCAGCATCAGTTGTAATACCAGGAGTATATGCCTTTACAGATAATAGTTCAGCTCCATGGTTTGCACCAGCAGGATTAGTAAGAGGAGGAATTACTGGGGTAATTCAAGCACAAAAGAGATTAACAAGAACTCAAAGAGATACATTATACTCTAAGAAAGTTAATCCAATCGCTTCATTCCCAGGTCAAGGCATTTCAGTATTTGGACAGAAAACATTACAAACTAAAGCTTCTGCTTTAGATAGAGTAAATGTAAGAAGATTATTAATCGAATTGAAGAAATTCATCGGTGATCAAGCAAGAAACTTAGTATTTGAACAAAATACAATTGCAACAAGAAATAGATTCTTAGCAACAGTTAATCCATACTTAGAATCAGTAGTACAGAGACAAGGTCTTTATTCTTACAGAGTAGTAATGGATGATTCAAATAACACTGCAGACGTAGTAGACAGAAATCAATTAATAGGTCAAATCTTTATTCAACCAGCTAAAACTGCTGAATTCATAGTACTAGACTTTACAATTGAGCCAACTGGAGCAACATTTGTAGGATAATTTTAAATTAAGATATTTATAATAAACAATAAATAAAATGGCAGTATTAGACCCGAACGAAATTATGTTTAGAGCCTTCGAACCGAAGGTACAAAATAGATTTATCATGTATATGGATAACATTCCATCCTTCATGGTAAAAACAGTATCAGCTCCTTCTTTTGAAGACGGAGAGGTAGTTCTTGACCACATTAACTCTTATAGAAAAATAAGAGGAAAAAGAACCTGGAATGATATGGATATGACACTATATGATCCAATCACACCATCCGGAGCTCAAGCAGTAATGGAATGGGCAAGACTATCTTACGAATCAGTAACTGGTCGTGCTGGATACTCAGACTTCTACAAAAAAGACTTAACTCTTAATGTACTAGGTCCTGTAGGAGATGTAGTATCAGAATGGATTGTTAAAGGTGCTTTCATCAAAACAATGTCTCAAGGAGACTTTGATTGGTCATCACCTGACGCAGTAGAGCTATCAATTACAGTAGCAATGGATTACTGCGTATTGAATTACTAATACAGCCTTAATTATAACATAAAGCTCGATTTATTTCGGGCTTTTGTTGTTTTAAAAAAGTATTCTTCGTATATTTATATTAAGAACTAGTTTTAATTAATAAGATTTATGGAACAAACACAAAAATTCCCAACGGAGATAGTAGATCTACCTTCTATGGGTAAACTCTATTCAAAAGAATCCCCATTATCTAGCGGTACAATAGAAATGAAGTATATGACTGCTAAAGAAGAGGATATACTAACTAATCAAAACTATATTGAAAAAGGTATAGTAATTGATAAATTGCTTAAAGCTCTTATAGTAGATAAGACTATTAACTATAATCAGCTTTTAGTAGGAGATAAAAATGCTCTATTAATAGCAGCACGTATATTAGGATACGGTAAAGATTATGAGTTTACTTATAATGGACTAACAGAGAAAGTAGACCTGTCCCTTCTAGATAATAAAAAGTTACATCCAGATATTGAAAAAGCATCTGAAAATGCTTTCAACTTTACCCTACCTACCACAGGACACGTTATTACATTTAAGTTACTTACACACGGAGATGAATCAGCAATAGATCAGGAAGTAAAAGGACTTAAAAAAATTAATAAAGAATCATCAGCTGAATTATCTACCAGACTAAAGCATATGATAACAGCTATTAACGGTGACGCAGAGAAAAAAACAGTTAGATCATTCGTTGATAATCAATTCTTAGCAAGAGACTCTAGAGCGTTTAGAAACTACCTTAGAGACTTTCAACCAGATGTAGACATGAAGTTCTAACCAGAGAATGGTCCAGAAGGGGGGATAGACATCCCAATTGGGGTTAATTTTCTTTGGCCTGACGCCGTCGTATAGATTATCGGTATTTACGCAAATTCATGAAATAGTATTCCACGGCAAAGGAGGGTTTGATTACGATACGGTATATAATATGCCCATATGGTTAAGAAACTTTACTTTTCAGAAATTACAAGACCATTTCGAAAAAGAAAAAGCTGAATACGATAAAATAAATAAGAAATCGCAGACAATGAAAGGCGGTAAAATAAAGAAACCATCCTACAGTACAAGGGCTCGTAAATAACGCGAGCCTTTACTATTTATAATAAACTCATCATATAAATGGCAGATATAAATGTAGATATGCAAAGACTGTTGCAGCAGTTAAAAGAGCTTGACGTTGCACCACGTCAAATAGAAGCTATAAGAAGAGCGTTTGATGGAACTGCTAAAGGAACCGAGGAATTTGCTGCTGCAGTCGAATTAGCTGAAGCTAAAATTGAAAATGCAAGAGGCGCCGCTGAAGCTCTAAATACTCCCTTTGCTAGCTTGCAAAAAATTCTACTAGAAAATGTAGCAGCATTAGATACACAGAACTCAGCAGTAGGTAAAGCAAAAGAGTTGCAAAAGAAAGTTTTAAGTGTTTCTAGAGAGCTTCTTTACGATAATCAAGGATTAGTTGATTTAAATAAAAGACAGTTAGAGAGTAAATTATCTACATTAGAAAAATCAAGAGAAGAGTTAGTACTCAACCAAGATTTAGCAAAATCGCAATTAGAAGCTTTAGAGAACTCAGATAAAGACATAAAAAACAAAGCTGAGAAGGTTAGGCTATTAAAGGAAGTTGTCGAGTATAACGCCAGAGAAGACGATGGACTTAAAGGTATTATAGAAAAAACAAAGGAGAGGTTAAACCTAGAAAGAGCAATAAACCAGAATATGGGTGTTGCCGGAGCTTTAGTAGGAGGTACAGGTGCATTAATGGAGAGACTAGGTATGAGATCTGGTATTTTCCACCAAGCTATGGAAGACGCCAACGAAGAAATGCGCGAAATGGGTAAGAGTATGGGAAAAAATGTTTCCTTTATGAATAAACTTAAAATAGCAGCAAAAGGTTTTTCAACTTTAGCAGATGGATTTGGACCTGCATTAAGAGACCCGACAGTTATAGTAGGTAAGATAGTATCTGCGTTCTTTGATGTAAATAAAGCACAAACAGAATTTATTCAGTTAACAGGTCAGTCAGCATCCTCACTCGGTGGAGTAAATACCGAAGTAGCTGCTATGACGGATTTGCTGAAAACTGCAGCATCTTTTACTAAACAGACAGGATTAAATGCAGCCGCTATATTTACACCACAGCAGATAGGTCAAATAGCAGACGCTACAGAACTACTAGGCATTTCAGCTGAACAAGGAGTTAAGCTTGGAATGATAATGAAACAGACAGGTAAGTCTGCTAATGAAATAGGAGATGCTATATTCGCTAATGTTGACGCAGGGATAGCAAATAAGGTAGTATACGAAGATGTATTAAGCGCTTCTGATGACATAGTTGCTTCATCAGGTGGTAACGTAGAAGCATTAGGTAGAGCAGCATCTGCTGCTAGAAAACTTGGAATGGACTTATCTAAAGTAAATCAAATAGCTGACGGTTTACTGGACTTTGAATCATCAATTGAAAGTGAACTAGAAGCACAACTCCTTACAGGTAAGAATATTAACTTAAGTAAAGCAAGAGAATTAGCATTAAATAATGATCTTGAGGGAGTAGCAAAAGAATTAGAAAAAAACGGAGCATCGGCAGCAGAATTTGCTAAAATGAACCGTATCCAGCAACAGGCTCTAGCAAAAGCAATGGGAATGTCTAGGGAAGAACTGGGTAAGATGGTGTTAACCAAAGAAGCAATGGCTGATATGTCAGCCGATGAAATTGCAAACGCTAGAGGAATGACCTTAGAACAGTCTAAACAAATGGACATTCAAGCAAAAATCCAGAAATCTATGGATAGGTTAGCACAAGCATTTGCTCCAATACTTGAAGCAGTAGTGCCTATAGTAGAAACATTATTAACAATAATCAGGCCCATAGCAGCCGCAATCGGGTATCTTTTAAAGTTTAAAGCAGTATCTATTGCATTAACAGCAGTACTAAGTACAATAGCCGGTTTTTTCGCAGTTAAAAAAATAGCTAATTTTGTCGGTGTAGGAATAAAAGGATTTAATGCAATGCGTGCTTCTATGTCTGGAATGGGCGGAGGTTTAGAATCCTTAAAAGGATTATTTGGAAAAGCAGGGAAAAGCATAACAGACTCATTCAGTAAAGGGTTAGGAGATAAAACAAAAGTAGCTTTTGATAAAAGCATAAATCGATTTAGAGATCAAGCAACTGGCAAATTAGTATCTGCTGATAATGCAAAAAAATTAGGAGCTAAGATGCCTGACAGTTTAAAGAAAACTGGCGATACTGTAGGGGATT